CCTCGTCATAGTAAGGCTTATACCCACCAAGTTTATTGACGAGTCTTTTTATCGCACGCTTGTGGCGCATTCTCGCTGCGTCCTCCGTGCCTAGAGATAGATAGTTGGCTATCTCCTTGAAGTCTAGTGACTCAGCATGGCGGAAGAATAATAACTTCCTATCCTCTTTGGAAAGCTTCCAATATGCTGAGTCAACTTCAAGTAACATAACCTGTATGTTGCCACCCTCAGCAGGGGCAGAAGGTCTGCCACCCCCACTAAGATTTAACTTCGGTGCGATATGAAAGTTACCCATCAACACAGCAGGTAACAGCACCTCAACTAACCCTGGTTCGTAATAATATAAATCAGATACATCATAGCCAACTGTCTTGGCTTTCCATCTCTGACAGTAATCCAACGCTTCGTTTCTTAGACTACGATAGATAAGGTTCTTAGCATCCTTCTCACCTATCGCTTCCCAAGTATCTAGTTTATTAGGGTGCTCAGCAAACCACTGGTATAGTGCTTGCTTGATATCCTCATACTCACAGATAGTAAACTTCTTGGCGTATTCACTAGCAACTGCTGTGACTACATACTCCCAGCGTTCGATTCTTTTCCAGTCCATTATTCTTTCTCATTCTTATACTTGCGTGTCATTGTAAGTAAGTCTTCAACTGTGATAAGATAACCCTTAGACTTATTAGGTGGCACTTCGCAGGAGATTTCCCTACCAAGTTCAGCTATACCCTTCTTAAGTATATGTGTTGGCACGATTACTGTTGACTGCTCTAGCACGAACGCCCAATACGCAGCCTCGGTTACTGATAAACCTGATGGCTCCCACGCCTTAGACTTATTGAACCAACACTCAACTTCAATGTATAAGTTGTTAGTAATCCACCACTTCCTGTCGCGCTTGACTTCTACTGTGCGCCCACCAGTAAGTAACTCCTCGACCAATTGCTCACCCTTACGACCATACCCAAAGTCTAAATCGAACGAAGAGTTCTTTACCATTTACTTATCCCACTTATCTCTGAGTACTAGCAAGGCTATGATGGCGTAGTTAGCTAAGTCCTTGAACGAATCCTCAAGGGATTCATACTCAGCCTTCCGTTGGAAATCTATTAAGTTATTAATACGAGCAGTCTTATCGTGAATACGAACACGAAGCCCATTGAGTGCACCGCCAGGGGCATCAGCAATATTCTTAGCCCCATAATCCCTGTGCTTCTTAAGCAGGACAGACATCAACTCATCGTATACAATCCTTACATCCTCTTCGAACTGGGTTGGGTATTGTATACGTTCTTCTTTGCTAATAGTGGGACGCTTAGGGTCACCGTCAGGATATCCTTTTCTTGATTTGTCCCAGTTATCTGGTAACCCATGCCAGCTAGGTGTTCTATAATCTGCCATATCTCTTCACTCTCTATTCTTGAATAGTTGCTTGAGTTCTCCATCGAAGTCTTCCATCACGCTTTCTACTATAATATCCTCAACAGTTTCACCAATCATTTCAGGGTAAACTTCTGCTGTGAATAAAGTTAAGTAAGATGATTGTGTTATCTCACCGATATACTTTGCATCATCTCTGTTATCATATAGCCCGCGTAATAAACTACCAAGTAGTAGGCGAAACCCACCTGGCAATATCATTGAAGGGTTGAACTCTTCTCCATCATCAAGCATGTGTTCAACCACAGCAAATGCATCACTTAATATTTCTCCACACTCAGGACATCTATAATTTTTACCATCAAAGAACTCAGACATTAGCTAGTCCTGCTCTCTTAAGTATTGCTTGCGCCCCGTTGCTAGTATAGAATGAGTTAGGGTCTTCGCCGTCGGGGAACTGGACGATAGTAACAGGGAGTTCTCTTGCAAGTGAGTTGGCAAACTCCTTGCCTGGCTGGTCTCCGTCCGCAAAGACAAAGACTCTTTCGAAATCGGCGAGGAGTCTCGTGTAATGTTTCTTCCAACTATTAGCCCCTGGCACACCAATACAAGGAATACCGACACAGGAAGACATAGTAATAGTATCCAATTCACCTTCACAAATACCAATGTAATCACCAGCCCGCTCAATATCAAGAACATTATACATTTTAGTATCAGCGCCAGTGAGTCCCATGTACTTAGGCTCCACTGCAGGATTGAGCGAACGAAACCGTAAATCCACAACACCAGTCTTAGTAACATATGGTATACTCAACCTTCCTTGGTACATTTCATGGCCTATCTCAGCCTCTACGACTACGCCTAATCGCGCCAGCCGTGCTACTTCTATCGGAATGCCCCTGCTTTTTAGGTAGCCTTCTGCCTGATAAATGTTTGCCGCGTACTTCTCCGCTGCTCGTTCCAATAATTCTCTCTGCGAATTCTTTTGCATCTCTTATACTAGTTCCTTCTCTTTGTGATATGATTTGCAAACTGTTTCCCTGAACCCCGCATGCAAAGCAGATGAACACATTGGTGTCCAAGTTTGCTGTGCCCGATTGATGTGTATCTCCGTGGAATGGACATCGCAGATTTGTTTGCCCGTGATTGCGTCGTATGTCCGCACCGTAGTGGATAAGGACATCTCTAATACTTGGTAGGTCATTCATATCTCTCTCTCATCCACTGCTCTAAGTCCTGTATAACCCACGCATTCTTAACGCTATGATTACGACGCTTCACTATGACGAAGGCTGGAGGTATGTCCGCCAACCCTCGAGCCTTCGCATAGTTCTTTGCCTCAACCTGCGCCTCGTCCCAGAAGGCAGGTAAGTCTAGCTTCTTACGATTCTTTAACTCAAGTATATAAGTCTTACCACGCATGAATACATACAAGTCCCCTTCGTCCTTAGCACCAGCCTTAGTTAATCGCTCTGCTACTGCCTCGTTATCACGAAGCCATCGCATTACATCAGTCTCAAACTGTGCACCTTTACGTCCGTTGGGGTTAGCCATTAGTATGCGCTCTTATCTTTCTCTAGTATTCTCGTTGCCCAGTCAAGTCCGTCGCATACGCCCTGCGTATAATCGTCCCTAACCTGCGGTTTGGCATCATTAATCTTCTGTATGCAGATGGAAACATGTCTGTGATATTCAGCCTGTGCCATTTCTTTTGCATGTATCTCCAAGTAATCGTCATCCATTGTCTTTTAATTCTCCTCTAACAATCCTAGCACAAAACTTAAAGTTCCTTACATCAACCCAAGGTTGAATATCTATATTGTTTCTGAGGTAATCTTCAATCTCTTTCGCTATTTGCTCGCGCAATTCTTGTTCATCCATTAAACTGTCCTCTCGCTATTTTAGCAGCGATAATTTGCATCCCTTACGCCAATGGCGCAAAGTAATAAATAATGCAGACATCACTCCATAAACCATAAACCCACAAAACAATAACTCGTAAATTGTCATAGCAATTACTCTATATCCATTATACATTCTCTGGTATATCTTCAACGAACATATACTCAGGATTAAAAGCAATCCAAGTCATCAGTCCACCACCCGCGTCGGCTTTGCCATAACGGTTCTTGACAGGGGCCACGCCCATTGATGTGCCCACAACACCAAGCGTGCAAATGAGTGCGGGGAGCTGAGCCACCTTTCCCTGAATCGCGGAACGAGGCTGGCAAGGAGAGCCAGGTACCGCCTCACTCGTATGATGTAATACCAACACACCCGCATTCGTAGCCCTAGCAAGATACTTCAACTCCTTCATGATAGCTCTCATAGAAGAGAACTCCTCGCCACCATCGGTGGCTACATCCATTAAGTTATCTACAACTATTAGTTGTGGTGGACATCCCCACAATTCTTCGAAGGCTTGTACTTCCTCATCGATATCTTGTAGTGATGGTGCTGATTCAAATGACCAAACAATATGACCAGCCTTAGCTAGCACTGCTCTTGTCCAACCTAAATCAGTATTCAATAATCCTTCAACATCAGTCTGATTCTTACCCGAAATCATAGATGCTAATCGCATAGCCATTGTGTGTGCGTTAGTGTCGGCGCTAATGTATAGCGTAGGAACCTTCATCTTTAGCGCAAGAGCTAAGGCAAGTGTTGACTTACCTACTCCTGGCGCTGCTGCGAACATCGACACTTCGCTCCGTCTGAGGACAATCTTGTTTGCCTCGAACGCTTTGAAGCATGATGGGAGCGGTTCTCCGCCGATACTAGGACGACCAACGCTTCTGACAAGTGTACGCAATTTTTATTCCTTTTGAATAGAAGCCGTAGCCAATCCATGACTAACTGACTACGGCTCATTGATTCCTTATTTAGTTTACTGGCTTGCACTGGTCAGCTGTACCCTGTGGGGTAGGACATGCCCAGAATGCATACGGTTTACCAGTCTTGCCACTGATTCCACTACGATAGATACGAGCTCCGTGCTTACACGTTGGAGCTGCGGTACCTGATGCTTCCGAGACTGGGCTGGGTGGTAAGGAGAGCGGTGGCGTTGTGCTTGTTGTGGTACTTGGCGTCGATAAAGGGGCTACATTGTACGCACCTGCCAATAGCTTGTTAGTTGCAGCAATCTGTGTAGCGTAATCACCCACACCTTCAAGCAGTACACTAAGTTCATCAGCAGTATTGGCACGGATGTTAATCATATCACCAGGGCCAGTCTTATACGAGACTTGCAATTTCCATTCTTCGTTCATCGTTTCTCTTTCTTTGAAGTAAACGAGCAGTGCTCTGTGAGCCCGCATCGGTTACAGTTGTTTGTGTTGGGTAAGAATATACCAGCAAGGCGTGCTTTGTCAAATTTTTCTACGAAGTAATCAATCATCTCGGTTGTGTATTTGGTTAGGTCTTCCATCTGACCAGTGCCAGACTGACGAGCCATCCAATAGTTACCA